CAATTAGAGAGAGATGCTAATAGAATTGCACAAAGAACAAGAAGAGGAAAAGGTAATATGATTATCTGTTCTGCTGATGTTGCTAGTGCTTTACAAATGGCTGGTGTTTTAGATTACACTCCTGCATTAAACAACAACCTTTCAGTTGATGATACTGGTAACACTTTTGCTGGTACATTAAACGGAAGATACAAAGTATATATTGATCCATACTCAGCTAACTCAGCTGCGAAACAATACTATGTTGTCGGTTACAAAGGTACTTCACCTTATGACGCTGGTATTTTCTACTGCCCATATGTACCACTACAAATGGTAAGAGCAGTTGGACAAGATACTTTCCAACCAAAAATTGGTTTCAAAACTAGATACGGTTTAGTTGCGAACCCATTTGCAGAAACAGGTGCTATTTCAGGTGCTGCTACTGCTGTTAACAACGCTGGTTCAGCGAACAGCAACAGATACTACCAAAGAGTACAAGTTGCAAACATTATGTAATATTGGTTGATCGTTGTTTAACGATTAATTTAAAAGGGGCGGCCTCAAAACCGCCCCTTTTTTTTGGCATAAATAAAAGTATGAAAACATTCCTTAAATCAATTGCTTGTATTATTTTAATAGGTGGTTTCTTTTTTCTATTATCACAAGGTCTTAATTACTTACAAAAACCTAATGCTTTAGAAAACATAGAGAAAAGAATGGACGAAGCTGCCGAAAAAGAGAGTAACCTCACAGAAAACGAAAAGAAACTTAAACAAGATTCTCAAACGAAAGAGTGGGAAGAAGTAGATAAGCAAACAGATAAATAGTATTATGACTACTACAAACTCATATAGCAGACAACCTGCTAAGCAGGATTATGCTGATCCTACAAAGTTTAAATTTAGTATTATTAAACTACCTAAAGTAGAATACTTTTGTACACAGGTGAATTTGCCTGGTATTAGTATATCAGATAATTATTCACAACCTACACCATTTAGAGATATACCATTACCTGGTGAAAAATTAAGTTATGAACCATTAGCAGTTACATTTATTGTAGATGAAAATTTAGAAAACTACCAAGAGATACACGGTTGGTTAAGAGGTATAGGTTTTCCTGGTGGACACGAAGAATTTAAAAATTTGTTAGATGGTGGATCAGATAGATTTCCTACATCTAAAAGCAATACACTAGGTGACGCAGGAAGAGTTAAGTTTAACGCACCTAATCAAGGTGGTATATTTTCAGACGCAACACTTAATATATTGACAAGTAAAAACAATCCTGTAACTGAAGTTAGATTTAGTGATTGTTTTCCAATATCATTATCTGGTCTACAATACACTCAACAAGCAACTGATACAGATTACCTAACAGCAACGGTAACCTTTAATTATAAACTATATGATTTTGCGTCTTCAAATGCAAGTAGAACAACAATAGCAACCTCATAAACATTGACTTTTTAGTCAGTTTATGTTATATTGAATATATTATGGATTTAGAACAATTACAAGAATTAGCAGACAAAGATTTAAAAATTAATGATACTGAACTAGATTTAGAATCATTAAAAACACCTCAACTACATAACAAATATTTAAAACATTTAACAAAGTTTAAGTTATTATTAACTAGAGCGCAAGACGACTTTACTAGAATAAAAAAAGACAAGTGGGAATACTATACTGGTAAGGCAGACCCAGCAGTATATCAACTAAAACCTTTTAACTTAAAAATATTAAAAGCAGATGTACAGCAATATATTGAATCAGACGAAGAATGGATCAAAGCAAATCAAAAAGTTAAATACTTGGAAACTATTGTAGATTTTTTAGATAGAACATTAAGACAAATTAGTAATAGAACATTTACTATTAAGAACGCCATTGACTGGAGAAAGTTTACTAGTGGCGCTATCTAATAATGACAACCACAAGATACCTAATCATAGATAAAAAGAACGAAGTCTATTTAAAGATAGAAGCGGACGCTGATATTCGTAGAGAATTAGGCGAATACTTTACCTTTGAAGTGCCTGGTTTTAAGTTTATGCCCCAATACAGAAATAGAGTTTGGGACGGTAAAATTAGATTGTTCAGTTATGCAACTGGTCAAATATATGCAGGATTGTATCCTTATATAGTTGATTGGTGTAATAAAAATGATGTACAGATAGTTGATGGCACAAAGATACAAGATGTTACGGTCAATGACGAAGATGTAACGAGATTTTTAAAAGCATTAAAGATACCACTAGAAATAAGAGATTATCAAAGAGAAGCATTTGTACACTCTATAACAAAGAGTAGATGTTTATTACTATCGCCAACTGCCTCTGGTAAATCATTAATAGTATATCTAATGTTAATATACAATTTATTAAGATTAAAGGAAAAGAAACAAGACAAGATATTAATTATAGTACCTACAACATCTTTAGTAGAACAATTATATAAAGACTTTAAAGATTACGGTTATAATAGTGATCGTAATGTACATAGAATATATCAAGGACACGACAAAGATACTAATAAAAGAGTAGTAATATCTACTTGGCAGTCAATATATAATTTACCTAAAAAATGGTTTAAACAATTTGGTATGGTTATAGGTGATGAAGCACATTTATTTAAAGCAGTTTCATTGACAAAGATAATGTCAAAACTAGAAGATTGTAAGTATAGAGTAGGTCTAACAGGTACTTTAGATGGCACTAAAACTCACAAACTTGTATTAGAAGGTTTATTTGGTACGGTAAATAAAGTAGTATCTACAAGTGAACTACAAGAAAAGAAACAACTCGCCAATCTAAAAATTTTCTGTTTAATTTTGCAACACGATAAGAAAGTTAGAGAAGATATGTTTGGTAAAACATACCAAGAAGAAATGGATTACTTGGTAAAAAATGAAAAGAGAAACAAATATATTCGTAATTTAGTTGCAGGACTACAAGGTAATAGTTTAGTGTTGTTTCAGTATGTAGAAAAACACGGTATGGAATTAAAGAAACTAATAGAAGAAAAATCAGATAGACAAGTATTTTTTGTATATGGTGGTGTGGCAGCCGAAGAAAGAGAAAAGATTAGATTTATAACAGAAAAATCTGAAGGTGCAATTATAGTTGCTAGTTATGGTACTTTTTCAACTGGTATTAATATAAGAAACTTACATAACATTGTTTTTGCAAGTCCTAGTAAAAGTAGAATAAGAAATCTACAATCTATTGGTCGTGGTTTAAGACTAAAAGATAATGATTCGGATGCTACTTTATATGATATAGCAGATGATTTAACGCACAATGAAAAAGAAAATTATACCCTTTCACACTTTAGAGAAAGAATAAATATATACAACGAAGAAGATTTTGAATACGAAATCCATAATGTGGAGTTAAAATAAAAATGCACCAACCACAAGACTCAATAAAAATAATCAAACTAGTTAGTGGAGAAGATGTTGTAACCGTTCTTCCAACAGGTAAGAATCAGTTGCCAGACAACCACCAACTATTAAGATTAGAAAAACCTCTTTTAATTAAGTATGTGCCTCAAATGACACTTACTGGATTTAAAGATTATATCGCATTAATTAAATGGTGTTCTTATACTCCAGATAAGATAATTACTATTCCGAAAAATAAGATTATGACTATAACAAATGCGTCAACTGAAATGATGGCAAGTTATGGTGTTATTGCAAAAAACTATGACAAGCAACCGACCCCTTTAAGACAAGAGAAATACAAACAACAAAAGTTTTCGGATGCTGAAAATGAAAAAATAAGTGAGATATTTGATGATTTTGATGATGACGAAGGCAACACAACTTTACACTAATTTATATAATATATTATTTACTCTAGCTATATCTCTCGGCAACCCGCTACACGCTCTATTATACATAAAAAAAATCAAAAGTCAATGCTCATTTAGAGCAAAAATTTTAACCGAAATTTCGGGAAAACATTGACATTTTTATTGAAAGGTGTTATATTAATATTATGAGAAAAACTACAAAAAAAGAACATTATGTAAACAATAAAGAATTTTTAGCAGCAATGACCGAATATTGCAAGGATGTAAATAGGGCGAAAAGAAACAAACAACCGAAACCGCCTGTTACAGATTATATTGGTAGTTGTTTTTTAAAGATAGCGAA